TTAACGTACATGGGAAGTGGTCGGCCCATTTCGGCAAACTCTTTAGCCCATTGCATAAAGCCTTCTGGCTTATAAAAGAACTTGCGACCATCTGCCCCTTCTCTTGGGCCAAATGTCGTAACGCGAGCCTCAATCAGACCAGTTGGTTGACCATTGGTAGCTTTTTCGCTGAGATTCAGCTTGGCTTCGCAGATAAGATTCAGTGTCTTCATTTATTGCCCCTAAAGCAATGGATTGGTTATTGTCCTGTATTTTAGGGGGTTGCCCTAATAGTACAGGCAACTGTTTAGGTCTTTTGACCTGTTTGGCTAATGCTACCAGATATTGTGTATCAGTGTGCATGATATATCAAGTAGTGCCAATATTCATTTTTCTTGTCTGATTTCCACCGCCGCCGCCCGTGTCTTGGCTGCTTGTACCGGGAACTGGCTCGGCATCTTTAGCGTTTTTAACCAATTCATCCGCACCCTCTTTGGATGCCAAATTCATATAGTTACGGGCTTCGTTTGGTGTCATTATTCCACCTTTTACACCAGCAGTCGCAAAATTCATCTGATCCAAAGGCGCACCTTTTAGGAAATCCTTGGTGTCAAATTCTACGCATAAAGACGGGTAGCCTTCAAGCAAATGCTGCGTCAATTTCTGTTGAATATTAACAATTGTAGGGTACATGGTGGTTTTGTAAAACTCATCCAAAGCCGTTTGGCTGTTGTTGAATTTACCATCATGGATGCCAATCATAGAAGGCGGCACACCGAACAAACCGCAAATTCGGCGCATTGTCATTAACTTTAAAGCAGCAGCATCAGTGTCTTGCAGGGTCAGCATCTCCAGCTTTTGATACTTCATGCCTTGATCCAGCAACATACCTTGTCCCGGTTTGCTCGGGTCACTGGTCTTGCTGCCTGTCATGTTGTTCCACGCCTCTTTCAGACGGGCTGCAATCTCTTTGTATTTGCCATCAGGGATAACTTGGTCGGTGACAAACATTCCAGAAGGCTTTGCACCGTTCTGCATGACAAAGTTGGCATACAAGTCGATGTCTTGGTCAAGGCCAACCAGTTCAGTCGCCAGAATAGCTTTGTTAAAGCCAGCCGAGCCTTGCCACGCCATTTCCTTGCCATGCATGACTTGAAAATATTTAAACTCATGGTCTTTGTTAAAGCCGTAGCTTGGCGTAGACAAACGGAAAGTTGGATAACGTGTAGGCGTGATGTTTACCGCAATCAGCGTTGAATCCAGCACATACATTTCAAGCGGAGTTTCGGTAGAACTGTTTTGGTCTTTCCTCCACCACAGGGTAAAGGCTTCGCCAGAAAGTTCGTACCACATCAGCCACTGATACCAGAATTCATACTTGCTTTGGAAGTTGTTAGGGTTGCCTAGCAGCTTGGCGACTTGCTTGGCTTTGGCTCTGTCTCTTGGACCAACGCCTTCACTTTTTACAGCATCAACTGTTTTACCGTCCGATGCTTCGCAACAAATTTTAATTGGCAATTGCGCCAAAGCCCGAGCCTTAACCCCAACGCAAGACATGATCGTGCTGTTACGAGTCAGCACAGACATATCAACAGGGCGACCTGCGGTAGTGGTGCTTGCAGTGGTTACATACAGAATTTGAGTGTTAACACCAGCACGTTTGTCACTGCCTTGATAAACAATGTTATTGCCTAACGCAGTTTGTCCAAAAAGTGTATTGGACTCTTTGGTTTTGTTGTCTTTCCGTTTGAAAATGTCAAGTATTGCCATGTTGCACCTCAAAAAGTACGAAAGCCAAACCCCGATTGCGTTGCGTTATCAAGCGAACAATGCATTGCTATGATTAAGCTAATGATACCATCAACTTTTGCAGATTTGTCAGATTCATTTTTACGAATCTTGATGTTTCCATTCACATCTTCATAGACTTCACAGTTGCCTAGCTGCCAGCCCAAAAAAGGGTTGCCATCGTGCTTGATACTGTAACCCATCAATAATTTTTCAACGTGCTTGCTAGGATTGCTTAAAACAGCCATGCCTTGGCCTACTTTTTTAACAGGCAAACCAGCATCATTTAGCCGAGCCACAAGGCTTGCGGCATTGTAAGCATCAAAGCCAATTTCCTTCACATCGTACTTGGCGCATTGCTGAATGATGTAATCGCTAATTTCGCGGTCATCCATGACGTTGCCTTCAGTGATGTGCAAAATGCCTGAATTTTTAGCAACTCTAAAAATGTCGCTGTAATGTTTGGGAATTAAATCTAATCCATCCGCTGGCAAAAAGAACTTAAATTCAACCTCATAGTCATCATCAGCGTATCTTTTTAGTGTGCAAACAGCATTTAAATCACGAGTTGCCGCCAAGTCAAAACCCATAAAAACAGATTCTGGTTCACGCTTCTCGACAATTTTGCACTTATCGTCATCCCAATATGCTCGATCTACCCATGCGCTGTTTGCCGAAACATAGATGTTAAGAGTCTTGCAAAGAAATTCGTTAAGCGCCGCTGGTTTATGCTTTGCTTCCTCTGCCCGTTGTGCAATAGCATCTTCAAAAATAGATATGCCATGCATCGGGTTTGCTTTGGCCCATGTTAACGGATCACGCCAATCGTCACCGGGGTCTAGGCTATACAACAAACCAAACCAACGGGGATTATCTTCAGCTTCGCCTGTCAACATAGTTTGAAGCATTGTCATGTCTTCATAAAACTTTGTTTCTTTGGTAAAACTAGCAGTCGTAATATAAATTCGCAGCGGGTTTTGACGGGCCACCATACCCGAGTGCAACACCTCAATACTGTTTCTGTCCACAATCTGCGCCGCTTCGTCAATGATGGCGCAAGATGGGTTCATACCGTCACCAGTCTTTTTGGCATCCCGAGACAGTGCTTTAAACATGGACTGTATGTCGCCAGCCTTCATAATGTTGTGACGATTGGTGTTGTACAAAGCAGCAACATCTGGCGGCATGGCATCAATAAAGCCTGTTGCGGCCTGAAAAACAATGGATGCTTGATCGCGGGTTGTTGCCAGCGAATAGACTTCAGAGCCAGCTTCGCCAAACGCCAACTCATAAAGAGCAATTGCCGCAGTCAATGTGGATTTACCGGCTTTGCGAGGAATAAAAATAATTACATCCGTGACCATTCTTTTGCTTAAATCTTTTTTAGACCTAAAACCATAAATGGCGCAAATAGTAAATATCTGAAAAGGCTCCAATAACAAAGGTTTACCAGCATCAGGTCCTTTGGTGTGCCGCAGTGTAGAAATAAACTCTAAAACATGATCCACATATTTAATATGAAATTCCCACGCCCATGTTTTATCCTCTAGCTGATTAAGAAATCTCTGGCAAGCTAATCGAATATTGCGGCAAACTGCAATTTCGCCTCTTGCCACTTGTACGGCATACATAATGCCATCTTCATAATTCATATATTTCCGTGATCTGTAATGTATTGCGGCTTGTTTGTAGCCCCACCTTTCGCCAGCGTTACCAGTTCTAACCCGAACTGATCTTTATTACAAAACATAGATAACGCTTCGACTTGACAAAATCTTATGGGCCAGCCAACAATTTAGAATATTTGCCACCTTCTTGTTTATTGGTAGCCAATCTGCCTCGCGGGGTAAGCCCTAATTCGTTCATCAGCACCACGGCGCGTGACAACGCTTTGTCGCCAGCCGAAAGATAAGGGTTAGGGCCAACCGTTGCGCCATTGTTAAAAGTGGTCACAATGCCATTTTTAGCCACGCCTTTCATACATTTAATGTAAATCTCCATCTGGTTAGCCAGTGCCGCCAATACATGCTTGTCTTGGTTGCTGCCAATGCCGTAGGTTTCCCAAAGGAATTCCGAGGTTTCTTTTACAAATACATCCCTATCCCATGCGTCAGGGTTGTCAAGCCAATCTGCCTTAGGAACTCTTGCGCGAACGCTTTCAGGCAGTATTGTGCCTTTGTGCGCCGCTTGGGTTCCGTGGACTAGGTGCAATTCAGGTGGTAATCGGTTCATGTTTTGATCCTAGCATATAAGCACCCCCCCAAGTCAACTGCTTTTGTGAAAGATTAACCCCGAGCTTGCTTTTTATCATCCAATGAAATTTTAAGTTTCTAATTCAAAAGTTTGCGCTTGCTGAAAATTTTGCGCTCAGACATTGTTTAGCGCCACTACATATGCGTAGTCGTTCTTGGTGTATGCGCGTTCACCATCAGCGGTGTAGTGTGTGTACACGCCTTGTTTCTCTAATGCCGTTTTATGGCTGTGATCTGGCTGGCAAAGGCTTTGAAAGATGTTGTTCAGGAAGGCGTGTTTGCCTATGTGCTTCCATGCGAACACATGGTCTACGTGTTGGGCTTGTTCTACCTTACCCCTGCTTAGACAGGCTTGGCATAGTGGCTGCATGGATAGCTGGCGCTGTCTAATGCTGCGCCATGCTGGTGTTTGGTAAATGCTATCGGTGTCTCTGGCTGGTAAGTTGTCACGACCACCATGTTTAAGGCAAAAACTATTTATCTTTGATCTTGGCTCTTTACAGCCTAACTCGGAGCATTTTGTATTGTGTGGGTAAGTTGGCATCTTATGCTTTTTTGTACGATGCACTAACAATCTCGGGTACTGCATACTTCCACTTAACCATATGGTGCAATCTTTTGTTAGTCACCCCCATTTCGGTAATCTTTACACAGCTTGGTGCATACATTACCGAGTAGAAGCTCTTAACGTAAGTGCCAAGGTCGAGATAGATATCAGTTAAGCCACCTGCATTAGCCTGTGTTGTTACCTGTTCTAATCTTATACGTGGCACTGTTATGAATAGCTTACCAAGATTGCCTAAAGCAACGTATGCGTTAACGTCTTCATTGATGCGGCCCATGAACTTAAATGGCTTTGCAGTGTTCATAAAAAAAGCATTCATTGCCTTACGGCTAAATTTGCCTTGTTTTGCTAACTTTGCCACCTTAGAGCCGGGGCCACCAATAAAGTCACCGCCTTGGGACATACATACAGCATCTGCATTGCTTGCAATTAAAAATTCCAGCATTGCATCACATACAGCATCTAGCGTATCCAATTTACGATGTTGAGTAATGTAGTTACCATCATTGTCAAAAGTATTGTAAAAATGTCCGTAATCGTCATCTAGCTGAAGAAAATAGTCGATGCCAAGTTCTTTTGCAATAACAAAATTCCAATTACGAGCATAAACAACGGAATTTCTCTTTTTAAAATTATCACCGCTATCAGTGTAATCTATTGCTGTTTGCTTGTTAAAAACAATAACTTGCTTGCCATATAGCTTTTTATATTCATCTGCTTGTTTGTCTTCATCGTCAATCATCAAATAAATTTGCCCCGTATAACCTTGCTTTCGCAATGTGTTATAGGTAATTACATTATTTGCACGACCATGCGTTAAGATAAAGACAGCAAAATTATTCTTCGTTGTCTTCGTCATAGATTTCATCCAGTCGTTTTGACAAATTAACCCAACCATTAGCAATAGCGTTGTCTATATCGACAATAACCAATGCCGAATCTTCCATCAACTCTTGCACTTCACGTTCTGAGTGTGCGTAATAGTCGGCAATAAGCTGAAAATTTAACCTTACATGCCTACCAGCCGTAAGCATCAAAAAATCTTTTTCAGCTTGAGGAAGTTTTGATGCTTTAATTTTTTCAATCAAATTAAAAGCATTTGCGTCATCGTACAAATCTTTTACATCAGGTTTACTGCCGGATGGTTCATAGGTTGGCGTATCAACCTTTTGCGTATATGTGTTTTCCGTTTCCTCTGGATTCAATTCTTCAATTTCATCAGTACTAAAACCTGTTAACCCAAGGTCGTATCCTGCATCTTTAAGGTCGGACAATTCAAGAGCAAGCATTTCATTGTCCCAACCAGCGTTTAACGCCAATTTGTTGTCAGCAATGATGTATGCGCGTTTCTGGTTTTCGTCCATGTGGCTAAGTTCGATGGTCGGCACTTCGCTTTCGCCTAGCTTTTGTGCCGCCAATACACGCCCGTGACCAGCAATATTCAGCTTCATTTTAAGAACCGTAGTTTGTAAAGTGTTGAATCAATCAGTTGAGCAATCTCATCCACAGTGTTTTGTAGTTCGCTGTCTTGTGGGAATTTCTCTGATCTACGCAGCGTTTCCACTTCCTCTTTGAGATACGTCATATAAGCAACGGGCTGTCCCGGCAATGCGTAATCAGCAGTGAAGTCGTGCAACAAGCCATATTTACCTTGGAATGCCTCAACAAACCCGTCTACAAGGTCGCCAATCTCGGTGTAATAATCCTCTAGCGCCTTATGTTCAGCGTAACTTTTGGTTGTCAGGTGCAAGATGTGCGCGTTTGTGACGCTGTGCAGCAAGCACATAGTGAACTGCATTACAGGGTCAGATTGCTTTTCAACGCTGAATTTCATAGCTGTCCTTTGGGCACATTGTCAGGCCATAAGCCCAATGTTACCAGCTTGTCTACCGTTTTGATATGGCTTTTGTGCCACATTTCCTGACGTTCTTCCTTGCTTAAATTCTTGCCTTGATCCAGTTCAGCATGGCAAGCGTAGCAAAGCGAAGCAATTAAATTGTCGCTTGCTTTAATGCCTCTACCCTTGCCACCACCCCAATTAGTGTGCGCTGCTACAACTGTCCCATCGTCTGCGCCACAATTTTGGCATGGTATTTGCCTAGCGTTGCGTAACAGTGTTGGGCTTCTAACGTAGTCGTGTTTAGGAAATCTCATGTTTGTTTAATTGCGGCTTTGTCTTTGGGTGCGCTCGGCTATGAATGCTGAACTGCTTATAAGCAAGCACGTTTTCCTCTTTAGTTAGGTTTTCATACACTTGTACCTTTTTTGGCCTGAAATAAATGTCTTTGACAAATTCGCTTGGTTGCGGGTTTTGTTTCCAAAGAAACGGGGAATTAGCGTTGCATTTGCATTTCATTTGAATGTCACCATAAAAGTGCTACATCTGGCACATTTGTAAATTGGTTTGCCCTCAACTGGTATCCAGCGGTGTTTACAGGTCATTTGTTTCTCCTTGCTCGGATCAGGTCTGCGGAACACCAAGGCTCTGCCTCGTGGGCGATCTCAGCGCACGCTTCGTTCTCATCATCACGGATAAGCTCGGCAAAGCGTTCAAGGCATCCAAGCGTTCCGTTGCAGGTGCAGTCTCGTATGCCAGCCTCCCGCGCCATTTCAATTACGGTCTTCATGTGTTCTCCTTGATTGCATAGTCGTGAAATATCGCCCCCTTGCTTGCGTCACCAACCTTGCAGGACTTGACCCAGACATTCTTTCCCGTCTTGAGCCTTCTCAGGTGGCCCCTACGCTCGTGCAGGCGGGGGGATGCGTGCGTGCCACCTTTGGACTCTTGGCGGGGTTTGGATGGCTCAATCCACACCGTTGTCCAGTCGTAGGTTGGCAGCTTGCCTTGCTGTATCTTCCGGCGGTTGGTAAATGTGTCACGCACTGTGGGAATGTGCGCCTCAATACGCCTG